GGCGTCAATGATAAAGTTTATGAAACACTGAACAAAGTCAATCCTGCTCAACTTATAGGCAAAAGTGCTCTTGAGAAAGAAATAATCAATATAGAAAAAAGCACAAAAGACGCAGCACAGGCAGCAGCACGCCAGTTAGCACAGGCCTATGAAGGTTTAGGTGATGACATCACTCCACAACAGGCAGAAGCATTTGCTCAAGGATTAGATCAAATCATAGAAAGATTTAATCGTCTCAAAGAAGTTCAAATAGAACAGGCTAAAGTCAATGCTACCTTACAGAAATCATTTGACACTGGATGGAGCGAAGCATTTGCCAAGTATGCGGAGTCTGCTAAGAACGCAGCAGAGCAGGCACAGAGTTATTTCTCAATATTCACCAAAGGTATTGAAGATGCTATTGTTAGGTTTGTTCAAACAGGAAAACTTAGTTTCAAAGATCTTGCCAACAATATCATAGCGGAGTTTGTCAGAATACAGGTTCGCAGTCAGATGTTAAATGTAATGGGCGGAGGTGGCCTATTAAGTCGCTTATTTGGAGGATTTGGCGGCATAGGCTTTGGCACAGGATTAGGATTTGGTAATCTTGACTATGGTGGCTTCTTTGCCAAAGGCGGCACACTGGGAGCAGGTAAGTGGGGCATAGCGGGTGAAGCAGGTCCTGAAATTATTTCTGGTCCAGCCACTATAACTCCTATGACACAGGCACCTACAACTACTATAAACTATAACATCAATGCTGTAGATGCTCAAAGTTTCCGTAGTTTAGTTGCTCGTGATCCTGAGTTTATCTATCAAGTCACAGAAGCAGGGCGTAGATCACAGCCACAAAGGAGATTGTCATAATGACATTTCAAACCATAATCAATAGTGCTCAAAGCATAGAGTTTAATCGTCGTCGTGTCGTTGGCCAGAGCATCAGTCGTAGCCAAAGAATTAAGACTGCGGAGCGTGTGTCAGCACAACCATTCGTCTTAACGGTAACACCACAGGCAAGATTTCGTTGGAGTGATAGTCGCAGTGCTGTGGAATTGATTCAGAACTTTGATCGCAATGATGAATGTGAGATTAGATTATCACAAGCCACAGCACTAAGTTTTATAACAGCATACCAAGGACAACTTTCCGCTGCTCAACTTTCGGCATTGACCATAACCAATGCCACATCAACATCAATAACCATTGGTGGACTGCCCTCAATATCATCATCCACCGTGATGTTTAAGGCGGGTGATTGGATACAGCCCACTGATAGTCGTTATCCTTATATTGTTACAGATCAAGTTATTAGAGGCACAGGATCAGAGATAACTGCTACAATTCATAGACCAATTATTACCAGTGAAGGTATTTCATTGACTGGACCACTAAAGATTGGCACTGATACTACTCTTGTGGTTATAGCCAGTCAATTTCCTACTTACAGCCTTGTAGATAAAAACTGGGCTCAGTATAATGGTGATTTTGTCTTCGTTGAGAAAGTAATCTAAATGATCACAATACCAGCAACCACAGCAACTTCAGTTAGGCATTGTGTTCTTATCAACCTAAGCATAAACACAACAACCTATACCATAGCCAATAGTTTTGGCCCCATAACCTACGAGGGCACGACCTATGTGGGTCTTGGGCATTTTATTGGTATGAATGAAATACAAGATGATCTTCGTGCTACCACTGCTCAACTACAACTTAGCCTAAGTGGTATTCCCAAAGATCCAGATGAGGCAGGTTTGGGCACTTGGACTTCTTATGTTAGCCTTATCCTTAATTCCAAACTCAAAGGCAGTCGTGTAAAAATCTATCGTGCTTTTTTTAATAACAATTATCAGGTGCTCACAGATTCAGTCAGTCTAAGATTTAGTGGCTATGTGTCAAACTATACCTTGGCAGATACCACAGATACAACGGAGTTCAATGATTCATATACCTGTGTGCTTAACCTAACTAATGTGTTGGGAATATTAGAACGGCGTATAGCAGGACGCAGAACCAATGCCACAGATCAAAAGTTTTTATATCCTGGGGATACTGGTATGGATCGTGTTGTTTTAATATCTAATACAGCCTTTGACTTTGGCAAACCTTACACAGGTGGCGGCATACCAGGTGGAGCAGGATCTGGCATCAATCCCGTAACCAACTATAACGATATCACTCAGGCAGGCTAATATGATCAGATACTTAGAACGAGCAGACTATGGACAGGTATTAGATCTAATGATTCAGTTTGCTGAAGAAACAGGCATAAAGGACCTACAATATGATACCTATGATAAAGAACAAGGTCGTAGAGTTTTACTACGCTGTGAAAAAGCGGGTGTTAGTGTTGTTGCTACCACAGACGAAGGAGAAGTAGTAGGTTTTCTACTCAGTATGAAACAACAGGATTTATGGATACCAGAAGTTATACGACTGCGTGAAATGGCGTGGTATGTTAGACCTGAATATAGAGGAACAAGCATAGGGGCAAGGCTTTTTTTCGCCTATGTAAATTCTGCAGAAAAACTGCTGGAAAGAGGCGAAATCAAGGGCTATACTATGACAAAATTGTCAAGTTCTGCGGATTTTGACTATGAAAAGAGAGGTATGAGAAAAATAGAAGAAACATACCTTAAGGAGGCCTAAAATGGGTGTGTTTACCGCTATCGCCACGGCGATTGTAACAAGCGTGACTGGAGCCGCAGTTGTCGCAGGAACTTGGGCTGCGTTCGCTGTATCAGTAGTTGCCACTGGTTTGGCTGCTGTGACTTCCAGACTAATAAATGGAGCAGGAGCAAGCGGAGGTGGAGGACGACAGGATCAAGGTGTGCGTATTCAACTGCCTCCTGCCACTGAAAATAAGGTGCCCATTGTTTATGGAACTGCTTATCAACAGGGCATAATAACAGATGCTCGTATATCTAATTCAAATCAAAATATGACCTATGTGATCACACTCTCTGAATATGTTTCATCAGGGTCTTGGTCAGTGGGTGATATCTATTGGAATGATCAACGGTTAGTGTTCAGAACAGATCCTTCCACAGCACACGAAGTTGATTACAGCGTTCAGGCAGATGATTTAGTCAATGACAATTTAGATGGCAAGGTAAAGATTCGTGTCTATGCGGGATCAACGACATCAACTAATCAGATATTTCCTGTGGTAACTGCTACAAATCAAGTAGCAGCCTATGATTTTATTCCAGGAGCAGATTCCACTTATCAAATGCGGGATTTAGTATTCGCTGTGGTAGAAATCAAATATGACCCAAAAAAATCTATAACTGGTCTGCCCACAATGACCTTCCAAATCACCAATAGTGTTAAGAATCCTGCTTTGGTTTGGTATGATTATATCACTAACACCAGATACGGAGCGGGCTTTACTCATACAGAAATCAATACGATTACATCAATCAATACCATATCTACTCAGTCAGTCTACTCAATATCTAATCAGATACCCACTAACCAGTTTGTGAGATGGCCTGAATTTTCAGAATCATCTACACTGACCACAGCCAGTAATTTGGTTCGTTATGAAATCAATGGCGTATTGAGCACAGGTGACACTGCCAAGACTAACTTAGAAAAGATCAACTTGGCATCAGCAACTTGGACTACCTATGATCATAAATCAGGACAATGGAAATTGATACCAAACTACAAGGTCTCTGATAGTTATTTGGCCACAGCATATAGTTTTTCAGATGATAATATAATTGGCGACATTAATCTCTCTGCTACAAACTTAGAAGACCTTTATAATCGTGTGGAGTTTGGTTTTGCTTCAAGAGCAGTTAGAGATCAAACTGACTTTTATCGTTTTACCTTGGACGCAGGATATCTAAATCAATTGGAACCAGTAAATCTACTACAGATGAGTTCGCCCTTGGTCAATAACTATCTTCAGGCAGGCAGAATAGCACAGATAGAACTGCTACAGAGTCGTTCAGATCTTGTTATAACATTTACAGCAGATTATGGAGCACTGACCTGTGAAGTAGGTGATGTGGTCAAAGTTACCAATGCTATCTATGGATTTAATAACAAGTTATTCCGTATAACTCGTGTTAGAGAAACAGAAGGTGAAGATGCTACCTTGGCCTGCGAAATCACTGCTATAGAATACTCAGAGTCAGTGTATGTGGATTCTACATTGACTGATTTAACCTATAAACCTGTCAGTGACATTCCTTCAAGTCAATCATCTACAAGCCTACCTCCGCCATCAGCACCCGTAGCCACAACAGGCACTGGAGCCAGCAGTATTGATCTAAGCACGACCATAGCAGCAGGTAGTCAACCCGTAGATTCAGTAGATTTTTATTATTCAAATACCAATACTGGCAATGTAAGTTGGCTAACCACGGTAGCAGACAACTTTGTTGCCAGTGATACCGTTTTAGGATCAGCAAATACCTTACCTGCGGGCACATACTATTTTAGAGCAAGAACGGGTTCAGGAGAAAGTCATAGTGAACTTTCTGCGTGGAGTTCTCAATTTTACACTTCTGGACCATTTGCTGATTACGGTGATATTGGTGGAGGAGGACCATAATGAGTGGTATTTTAGACTATAAAGAGTATAATGATTTATTTGCCACCGTTAAGGATGTCATAGAACATTTTCCCAGTGAGCAGTATACTCTACCTTATTCATTTAACAATCTGGGCACACAGGGATACACTGCTACCATACACTATCAGAGTTTTATTGTAGATCACTTCTCATACACACAGGCAAGAATACCTGATTTCAGTGGCAGCAAGATCACGGGTTATTTTCCCGCACAGACTATAAGTCAACCCACGACTTCTACACTTCAACTGCCCAAGGATATGTATGTCTATCCAATGTATCCTGAGAGACTTGAAGATTCACCTGTAACATTGGTCAGTTATAGATTTTATAAGGGCACAGAGCAGTTTACTCGCCAAGTCTTATTGATTGAAAATTGGGAACCTGGAATGCCCATAGGCAATCCCGCAGACGATCCCAACTACACACCTATAGATCAAACAGGCTATAAGTTTGCGGTCAGTATCTCATTAAACACTTCTTCATTTACTACCACTGGCACATTGACGGTCATTGGCACAGGCACAGCCATTGGTGTTGTGACCACATCAACAGAATATTTTGATAATACTGCTACCTTAACTATCAAGCAAGGCTCAACGATACTTTATTCTGATACTGCCAACTTTACTGATGGTAGCATTTCATTAAACACCATTATAGGTTCTGAGTATTTTCCTTCATCATTGGTAGGACATACCTATACCATAACCACTGGTAGTTTCACCACATCTACATTTTCTTATTCTGCTCAAATAACAGAATCATATTCTGTTGTCCTAAGTTGGCAAAGTCTCAAATTGCCAGATGGTGTAATAATTGGTGGATCTACATCTACTATATTTTCTATAACTACCACACTTAATCAAACCACAAACTTAGTGCCTGTTTCTGTATCTGTTATAGACACTGCTACAACCACAGCCACCATAGCCACTTGGTCTAATACTGAAGTAGAACTTCGTGCTCAGGCACAACTACAGACCAACTATCCAGAATCCGCAGAACAAGTTGAGTTTTGGGCAGACTATTCTCCTGACTATGCTATTCAAACCTATGTGTTGCCAGAACAGGATGAGGACTTAGGTGCTACTCTAATTCGCCAGGGCCAAATGCCTCGTAAGTTGGAGAACAATCAGGTTTTACTAACGCCTTATTCCACATCAACAATTGGTCAAACCTTTCAGTTTCCATATATTCTAAACAATGGATTTTCCAATCCAGGTCAATATAGTTTAACAACTAATTCTGCTGTGTTATCTTTAGTTGGAGAGATTTTTCAATTAGAAACTCTCTTACCTTATTATTCTCCACCTATTCCATCAATTAAGGGATGGAATACAATGGCTGCTCAAGATATAACATTGACAGGAACAGGCACCTATACTGCTTCTTTAAGTGTTGAAATAAATCCTGCTGTTTTTCATCTTTCTCTTGGAATAAAATATTACCTACAAACTTGGATTGAGTTAGTTCAAAACGATCAAACTATACAATCATTTTTCAAAGAAGGACGCCTTTCATATCCTCCTGCTCCTTTAGTCAATAGTTTAATTGTGAATAATACACAAACCATTACTATCTCCACTTTAGGCAATAATAAAATTAGAATTAGAGCAGGAATTATTTTGGCTGGAGCAAATAGTTCAGAGGCTACTTGGGGAAATAATGGTTGGGATGGTGCCAAGGTAAATTCACAGATAACTTATAGCGGTAGTGGTATTCAAAGATTAGACACTGGCACATATACTATTACCAGTTTGACGCCAATAGATAATGGAGCCGTGGCAACGCTTAATAAAAACTGGCAGGTCAGTCCTTATAGAAGCGAATTTTACATAGAACAGGGATCTCAACAATCTTTATCTAATGGTATAACATATTATCCCAGTAAACAAATACCAATAGCGGGTAAACTATATGAGTTCGTCAGTGATGAATTAGACCTAATAAGTTTTTATGGTTTGGACAAGGCTGTTCCTCAACCTTTCAGCGAAACTAATCGCCTTAAAATTAGTGATACGGATGGAGTGTGGTTAGGCAGTAGTTTTAGTTACAATTCTACTCAGACCTATAGAGTAGTAGAACGCAATCTATCAGCAGACTATATTCTAACTGATCCGCCTTGGTATACAAATAATCCCGAATGGTGGGACACAATAAGAAATCAAGACCTTACCTTTACTCGTGTGGGTTCTGGTCAATCATTTACTGCTACCACTATCTCCAGTTTAGTCTACACCAAAGGAGTGAATACACCATATTATGATGGTGCTTATGTATTCAATAAGTTTCGTGTCAGTGGGTCAGTGCCCGCAGTAGATAGTCAGTTTAGATTGGCAGGCAGTTCCACATCACCAACTACCACTACATTTGTAATAACAGAAGTCTCAGGCAACGAAGTAACATTTGTTCCCGCATATACCATAGCAACCACAGGTTCATTGCCTCAATGGCAACAGGACAATGAAATCTATAATCATTTTCTAAATTATGAAATAGGTAGGCCCATTGGATTTTTGTATGATGTTTACAAGACCAGTCAGGGCAAGTTATTGGCCTGTTATGGTGAAACCACACTGATATTTGACGCAATTCCTTACAATCTTCGTATTGGTGCCACATTCCGTTTGACATCAGGCAGCAAGTATCAGGTCTATACCATTCTTACCATAGATGCTTTTAGAAATATCTTAACGGTGTCAAAAGGCAGCAGTTCAGGAAGTCCCAGCAGTTATGATTTTGTGGGCAAGACTGCTACATTCACCAATCCCGCGGCTCCTGCTACCACATCAACATTCCTGGGCACTGCTACTCAGACACAGCAGACAGATGATATATTCCAATGGAAGTTAAGAAGAACACTGCCACAGGGACAATATTCTGTCAGTGCTCGTGTCAATAAATCTGTCTTAACTGGCACCAATGTTGCCTATGTGTATCCCACATCATCAACACAGAATTATTCTGTTAGCAGCAGTGATGGAATCTCTGCTGGCTTGTATATGACTTTAACAGATCAAGGTGCCACTGATCGTGTGGTTGTTACTTCTAATGTCAATACTGCTCGTGATCCTGCTCACTTTTATGTCTATCCTACCCCAATAAGTTGGAAGTTAAATGGCGGCACATTATCAACCAGTTCGTGGGTTCGTCAGGGAACTTCATTTATT